CCGACAAATCGCTCAAAATAAATATGATGCTAACAATCCTCAAGAAGAAGAAGAAGAAGAAGAAGAAGAAGAAGAAGCACTACCATTAAACACGGGTGATGAAGAACAAGAAGAACAACCACTACCATTAAACACGGGTGATGAAGGAGCAGAAACAGGAATGCCTGATGGGGGAGGGGTTGAGCCACTTCCTTCACCTGCTGAACTTCCCCAACCACAAAATGTGGTTAATGACGGGGCAGAAGAAGGTGCTGTCGTGGGAGCACAAACTGACACACCACCCGAAGCCGAAGCCGAAGAAGACCCGTATGGGAATTGGAAAGACTTTGAAGGGTTTCATGGAAAAGGCGCAAAAGGTAAAGGTTTGCGCTCATTTGTTGATTCATTGAGACAAGGTGATGATAACGCAACCGAAGATGAGCAAATTGCCGCGTGGCAACAATCCACCGGAAGAAGCCGAATGAAGCCTTACCACCATGAAGCCTTGAGGCAACACAGGGGGCGAAGAAACCCAACCCCTGCTGAAAAAGTTGCGGAGATTGCACAAGGTGGTGGTGGTGAACAACCATTAGATTTGGGTGAAGGTGAACAACCATTAGATTTGGGTGAACAACCATTAGACATTGAAGATGGTGATGATGATGATGATGATGATATGGGTGAACAAGCATTAGATTTGGGTGAAGATGGTGATGATGATAATAAGAAGAAAATCAACCCGGATGATTTTTTTGCGAGTAATGATAGACCATTAACCGACGCGTGGAGTATATTGAAAAGATATGCGTGAGGTGAACTCATGCAATCTTTGAGTATTGATACAATAGAACAAATTGATTATGAAGTTGCTAAACGCGATTTCAAATTTTTCTTTGAGGAGATACTTGGTTTTCAATTATCGCATCACCATGAAGAATGGTTCAATGATTTAGAAACATCGCGCAGATATTGTGTTAAAGCCGCGCGAGACCACGGCAAATCCACTCTCTTTCTTGCTTATATGGTTTGGAAGGCGGCGTTCAATCCAAAAACCAAATGTGTTTTGATAAGCCATAGTTTGCATCAATCAATTCATCACATGAGAACAGTAAATGATTGGATTGATGGTGTGCCTTTTTTAGCATCTATGAAGAAACCCGATTCATGGTCAAAGACTTTTTTCGGTTTCAGTAATGGGTCAAATATTAGTGCGAAGTCTGTTGGTGGTGCTATCCGTGGTATTCACCCTGACCTCATTCTATGTGACGATATTTTGTGGGGAACGACAGATACAGAATTAGAAAGAGTCGCGAGTTGGTTTTATGAAGTTCTCGTTCCTACTTTGCACCACACATCTAAACTAATGATTGTTGGAACCCCGTTCACACCTACTGATTTATACACCGAATTGGAACAAAGAGATGGTTATTTGGTTAAGACATATCCTGCTATTGATACAAAGGGCGTTGCTCTTTGGCCGGAGCGTTGGGATTTAGAAAAGTTGGATGAGCGAAGGAATGATATGCCAGCAATTGCATTTGCGCGCGAATATCTTTGTGAACCAATGGATGATATGGCGAGTTTGTTCCCTTCAATAGTTTTACAAGCGGCTAAAGATTCATCATTGACTTTATTAAATCGCGAACTCGGTGATGACGATGACCAATATTTTGTAGGTTGGGACCCCGCTATTTCATCGGATAGGTCTGCTGATTATACTGTTATGGTGGTGCTTCGTCGCCCATCAACAAATGTTGAATTGCTTGAATTGGTTCATGTAGTTCGCAGAAAGAATATGGATTTTCGCACTCAAATAAATGAAATACAAAGGATTAATTCAAAATTCCAACCCGATGTTATTGAGTTAGAAGCCAACAATTTCCAGAGAGTATTTGCAACTGAATTGCGAGCAGAAACAGATTTACCAATTAAGACATTTATTTCCACAAAACAAAGACGAGAATCTCTCCTTATGGGATTAGTCATGCGATTTGAGAAAGAGCAAATGAGGTTACCGTGGGGTGATGAGAAATCTCGCGATATTACCAGCATTTTAGAAAGAGAATTACTTATGTTTGGTATGTCAAAGAAAGGTAAGTTGGATAGTATTGGGCGACATGATGATTTTGCAATCGCGCTCGCGCTCGCTCATTGGGGAACTACTGAGTTCCGCGAAAGAATTATTGACATTGACGAATTGATACCGGGGTTGATTGATTGATGTGGGAATCAAGTCTTTTATCTAAGTCTGCTTCTATTGAGCAACTGTTTGAACCTTTAATTAAAATTGGTAGCATACAAGGTGCTACGATAGGTGAAGGGGAGAGACCCATAAATGAAGGTAGTGGTGATTTACAAGGTGGTATGGTCCCTCCAAAACCACAAGAAGAACAAGAGTCGGAAGATAAAAAGAAAATTAAACAAGTTGTTAATCAACAATTAAAACAACCAACTCAACAATTAAAACTCTCTATGCCCAATGATGGTTGGTTTCAAATAGCATTTGGTAAAAATGCTGATAGTATGGTTAAAGATTTGCGAATGATTAGACGCGAACGAAAAGATATGAGAGACGATATTGACCTTGCTATTAAGGCAATTCGTTTGACGAAAAAAGAGGAGGTTGATATAACTCTTAAATCTTTATCATGGAGTGATACATATATTGATTCAATACGCTCTCTTGGTATATCGGATAGAAACTTGCGCGCATTGAGGAAACATGGTGTGGCTAAAGAATTCACTTTGAGGAATATATGTTCAATGTGGAAAAAGGGTAATGATGTGATAACTAAATTATCTCAAGTTGAAGGAGATTTTGATAAAGAGCAATTGCATTTGTGGACTGAGGCAAATCAGTTGAGGAAGGATGCTCGCAAACAATGGAAGGTTGCTCTCCATCCTATTGATAGTTTGAAGAAGAATGAAGCCATGTGGCTTACGCGCACCGCTGATGTTCTATCCGAACGAGGTCCATTATCATCAAATGAAATATATAATTCAATAGGCTCACCCAAGAATCTCACAATACGAAAAATGGCTTCAATGTTAAAGATTCATGGTATTGAGTTTGACATTGAAAAGATAGGTAATAATTATGGTATTATTTGTGATGATATGGTGATTGTTAAAGATATATGGGCTTACGCCGCTGGTTTCTTAGACGCTGATGGTTATATCACAATTACAAAAAGAGGTGAGCCTCGCGCTGGATTTGTGGCCACAGGAAAGAGAGGTAAATTACATTGTGAGAATCTTCACAAAAGTCTTGGTTGTGGTATTCTTCAAACTGATTTGAAAGTTCATAAAAATAGCACACGGTCTCAACATCGTTTGCAATTCTATGGTGCGGATGATTTACGCAAATTAATGAATGGTTTGACCCCACATTTACAAATGAAAAAGACACAAGCACATGCTGTTTTGGAATTACTTAATTTACGAGGTAGGGGTAGTAATTTAGTAAAGGGGCGTAGGGATGAGTTATATCGTATAGTCAAGTGGGCCAATTGGAAAGATGTTCCGAAAGAGCGTGAAAAATTGTTGCGAGAGTGGAAAGTTGATGAGGCAGAAGTTCTTACATGGGGACAACGGGACAATGAAGTTATCCGCCTTGTGGACGACGCGCACCGAATAGAGGAGTTGATTTAATGGCTGATGAAGGAGAAAAGGGTATTGTTGGTAGGTTCATTTCTTCATTGTCAAAACCATTTAGGCGACGAACAACTCCTGAACCAATTATGCCGCTATGGAAAAGTGGTATTCAAGAACCTGTTCTTGTTCAAGGAGTTAGTATTCCTGCACTTTATGCAACGGTGCAAGAATCCATAGTATTGAGAACATCAATTAATACATTATGTCAAGAGATATTTAGACGCGGACATTATTGGGAGAAGAAGTTTCATAAGAAATGCACCAATTGTGAAGAAGAATACCAACATGATACTGTTGATAAATGTCGTGTGTGTGGTTATGAGGAGTTTGATACTCCCGATGCTGACCAAATATTATATCCCCGATGGCTTTTGAAGCAACGAAATAGTATGGACCAATCTTTTACAGATATTTGTCGCGAATTAGAATGGGATATGGATATTGTTGATGATTCTTTTTTGATTCTTATTAAAGAATATTTCATTGACCCCGATACAGGAGAGATTGCTTTTTTTAGAATTAAAGAATTAATGAGAGGGGACCCAACATTTATGCGCATTGTAGCGGATAAGAGAGGTGCGCGCGGAGGTAGGTATCTTATATGCGCGGTTCATCGCGATAAAACATATCCTCATAATGGTGATTATACAAAATGTGATGTTTGTGATTTACCACTCCAAGATGTTCACTTCATCAATACGGCTGGTAGTGGTAAAACACAATATTATATTGATGGAGAGATAATACACAAGTCCAAATTCAACCCATCTAAATTGTATGGCCGAAGCCCTGTTGCTACGATGTGGAGACAGGCACAAACTCTCACCGCGATGGATAATTATATTTATCTCGCATATCAAAAGCGCAGAATCCCTCGCGGTATTCTTGCAATCACCACAGACAATATTCAATCAACTGCTTCTTTTTGGAAAGGGGCGGAAGAAAAGATGGAGCGCGACCCTCATTATATCCCGAAGATTGGTATTGAATCTGCTACGGGGAGAGGTAGGGTTGAGTTTGTTCGCTTTATGGATTCATTAGATGAGATGCAATATAGTCAAGTGCGAGATGAGGTAAGGACGCGTATTGCCGCCTTTTATGGTGTATCAAGTATGTTTATGATGGACACAGGTAAATCCGGCGGACTTAATAATGAAGGTATGCAAATACTTGTCACCAATCGCGCTGTTGAATCTGGTCAAAAAATATATAGTAAAGGGATATTTCCTCGCTTGTTATCATCAATGGGAGTGACTGATTGGGAATTAACTCTATATCCAAACGAAGAAGAAGACGATGTAACTCGCCTACGACGCGATGAACAAGAAGTGAATATTGCACAAAGAATGCAACAACTTGGATTTGAGGCTGAACTCACAGAAGATGCGGGACGAGATATACGCTTTGTGTATAAAAAGCCCGACCCACAACAACAACAACAACCACCTCAAGGCGGCGGCGCACCTCCTATGGGTGGTGGCGCACCTCCTATGGGTGGTGGTGGAATGCCGCCTCCTATG